TTAATGAACAATGACAGAATCTTCGGAAGACCCGCCGCCGCTGAAATGCGCTTTCCGGTAAACGGCCTGGACTGCATCATCATGCGCATCAATTGCCGTACTCAACGCTTCCTGCGCCGCCAGTAATGCACGGCGTTCCAGGGTATCGAAGATGCAGAGTCGGTGACGCAGCTCGCGCGGAATAATTGCCAGAACCGCAGGGATCAGTTTCTGAATTTTTTCCCTTTGCGCTTTCGTTTCACCTTTCAACCAACGGTGATAGATATTCTGCTGATTGTTCCAGTCCTTGCCTGGTACCAGGGGCAATTCGCCGCCCCCCTGGCGCAGATATTCTTCAGTAATTGCGTTAGCGACCCACGCCTGCCCTTTTTCGGCTGCCAGGGCTAACAACACTGATTCGATGTGCTCATGCCTGATTTTCATGAATCAACTCCTGTGCATTTTGCGTGTTAGCCTTACATCCAACAGGTAAACCATCGGTCGGATTAGGGTAGATATCAGGCCGGAGTTCATGAGGTGTAACCTCGAAATTCGTAGCCTCTGCGATACGCAATACCTTTTCAGGGCTTAACTGACTACGTCCAGTAGCAACGAGGCTAATCATTGATTGCGAACAACCAGCCAGCGCGGCCAAACAAGACTGTCGTACACGATTTTTTTTCAAATATTCATCTAATGTCATAATGGTCACCTTAGTAATGCTCACAAAAATATTAACCATACTAATTTAAATGATCAATACCTATATCAGTTTGAGATTATGAACTGTATTCATAAGATGGTGGTATGAGAAGAAAACGCGAAGAAATCGCATCGCCGGAAGCTACGCAACGTCTGCGCGCAATCTGGGATGCAAAAAAAAGAGAGCTCAAACTGACTCAGGAGCTTGCTGCCGAGCTAATGGGTTTTGAGGCGCAATCTGCGGTTAGCCATTATCTCAACGGAAAGGCTCCACTTAATACTGATGCGGCATTAAAATTCGCTGTATTACTAAGAGTTAAGCCTGAAGAGTTGAGGCCTGATTTAGCTGATCTGATGAATTACGTCCGTTCCTCAGGAACTTATGACGAAAGTTTCGAAGGCGAAGGTTGGCGGATGGTTAACAAGCAACAAGCTGATTTACTAGATCTTTTTGATATCCTTCCCGAATCAGAAAAAGCAAAACTAATCGAAAGACTTAAAGGTCAGAATGAACTCTACAAAGAAGCATTTGAAAATATGCTGGCAGCTCAAAAACGCATGAAGAAATAGCTCCCACCATCTCGTAACTAAACCGCCATTTTTGGCGGTTTTTTTGTCCCCTCCGCCCGCCCCCGCCTTACTTTTTATCAAAAAAACACTAAAAATTTCATTAGGATAGTACATTTTTATCAACGAAATGCATATTTGTGTTGATCATTAATATGAACATAACTAATATTATTACAGAAGCAGCACGGCGCTGTAGGTTTTAGTTCCGCCACCCGGCGTTAAAGGGAGAGATAAAATGGTGCATTACGAAGTAGTTCAGTATTTGATGGATTGTTGCGGTATCACTTACAGCCAAGCTGTACAGGCTCTACGCAGCAACGACTGGGATCTCTGGCAGGCAGAAGCCGCTATATGCAGCAACAAGATGTGAGATTCGCAAAATGCAAAAAATCGACCTCGGCAACAACGAATCCCTAGTGTGTGGCGTGTTCCCCAACCAGGATGGAACGTTCACCGCCATGACGTATACCAAAAGCAAAACATTTAAAACTGAAACAGGCGCACGTCGCTGGCTTGCCAAAAATACCAGCTAAACCATTTATTGGATTAATTCAATATTCTTGCTGTAGGGGTATAGCCGAGGCCACCAAAGCCCGGAGGTGGTGAAATAAAACCGGGCACAACACGAAGGCGCATTTCCGGTATCCATAAAGAGTCGGTCTTGTCTGTCAAATTTAAATGGTGGGAGTGCGCCTCCGGTTGTGAATAACAACACTGCTGTGTGTAGTCTTGGCGGCATCAGTTTTTTCTTGAAGTTCGACTGATGTCCGCCCTTTTTAAAGTGAATTTTGTGATGCGGTGAATGCGGCTAAGCGCACGCGGAACAGTTAAAAAGCTATTGTCCTTCGTAGCAGAGTTATGGGTGAAATATCCGGCGTTAATTGTTAACTGGTTAACGTCACCTGGAGGCACCAGGCACCGCATCGACAAAATTCATTTGTAAAAATGGAGATAATTATGATTGCTCATCACTTCGGAACTGATGAAATACCACGTCAGTGTGTGACCCCTGGCGATTATGTTCTTCATGAAGGCCGGACATATATTGCCTCGGCAAACAATATTAAAAAGCGAAAACTTTATATTCGTAACCTGACCACAAAAACATGCATTACTGACCGCATGATTAAAGTCTTCCTCGGTCGTGATGGTTTACCTGTAAAGGCGGAGTCATGGTGATGACTAAGAAAATAAAATGTGCTTATCACCTTTGCAATAAAGGAATTGAAGAAAGCAAAAGTATTAAAAGACCACTTCATTTCATGCGTGGAGTTATCCCAACGACGGAAATGAAAAAATATTGTAGTGAAAATTGTGCCGAAAAAGACCAGATGGCACACGAACTTTAACTAACTGACTATTCGAAACTGAATTTATGCCAGCAATGGCAGGTGGTCGCTCAACCTTAAAATAGTTATGAGGTTTATCAATGAGTACTGATAAAGAAAATTACGCTCTGTATTGCGACGCGAAAAATGATAAAACCAGAAAACGCCTCGGCATCAAAGGCGGCTTTTTCTGGACAGAGGCAAAAAAACTTTCTGTTGCGGTTTCACGCTGCATTGCTGCAATGGACGATGCCGGATTTGACGAAGAGGATTTTAAAAAACCCATCCGCGTCCATTTACCCGTTGTGAATGACCTTCCACCGGAAGGTGTGTTTGATACTGAATTCTGCAACCGATACGAAAAAGGCGGAGAAGATGGTATCACAATGATACTTATCGCGCCCTCTGTTCCGGACAAACCAGCCAGTACTGACAATACCAACGTCAACGGCGAAGACATGGCTAAGATTGAGGAGAATATGCTTCTTCCGGTTTCAGGTCAGATTCTGCCTGTTCGCTGGCTGGCGCAACACAACAGCGAAAAACCGCTCACGCACGTTTCACTGGACAAACTGCGCGCATTACATAACGCACAGGATGAAAAACTTCCCGCCGTTACCGCGCTGGCCATCTCAAATAAAGCAGTGCAACTCGAACCGCTGGAGATTCGGGATTTGTACAAACTGGTGCGAGACACTGACAAAGTTTTCCCCGCCCCCGTAAATTCGGACCTGGGACTGATGACCTCTTTTATCGAAGCATACCTGGGCGCTGACTACACCGATCGCGGTCTGCTTACAAAAGAGTGGATGAAAGGAAATCGTGTTTCACGCATCAGCCGCACGCCATCCGGCGCTAACGCTGGCGGCGGCATTCTTACCGATCGCGGCGAAGGTTTTGTCCACGATGATGCGTCAGTGGCGCGTGACGTAGCCACTGGCGTACTGGCCCGTTCAATGGACGTGGATATTTATAACCTTCATCCCGCGCACGCTAAACGCATTGAGGAAATTATCGCTGAAAATAAACCGCCATTTTCTGTGTTTTTCAGCAAATTCATCACCATGCCGGGCCACAAGGATTACTCCCGCGCCATCGTGGTTGCGTCCGTGAAAGAAGCACCAATTGGTATAGAGGCTACTCCCCACCGTGTCACCGAATACCTGAATAAGGTGCTGACTGAAACCGATCATGCCACCCCTGATCCGGAAATCGTGGATATTGCCTGTGGTCGCTCCTCTGCCCCGATGCCGCAGCGTGTAACAAAAGAAGGAAAACAGGATGATGAAGAAAAACTGCAACCATCTTGCGCAATGGCAGATGAACAGGCAACGGCTGAAACAGTGGAACCGGATGCAACTGAACATCATCAGGACACGCAGCCGCTGGATGCTCAGTCACAGGTAAATTCTGTTGATGCGAAATATCAGAAACTGCGGGCAGAACTCCATGAAGCCCGGAAAAACATTCCGCCCCAAAATCCTGTCGATGCAGATAAATTACTGGCTGCCTCTCGCGGAGAATTTGTTGAAGGGATTAGCGACCCGAATGATCCGAAATGGGTTAAGGGAATTGAAACCCGAGATTCTGTGAACCAGAACCAGCCCGAATCGGAACAAAACAACCAGAAAGCGGAACAAAACAGCCCAAATGCACAGAAAAACGAGCCAGAAACGAAACAATCTGAACCAGTAGCGCAACAGGAACCGGAAAAAGTCTGTGCCGCCTGCGGTCAGAGCGGTGGCGGCAACTGCCCTGATTGTGGCGCGGTGATGGGCGACACCACGTATCAGGAAACCTTTAATGAAGAAAATCTGGATGAATCTCAGGAAAAAGATCCGGAGGAAATGGAAGGCCCTGAACATCCGCACAATGAGAATGCTGGCAGCGATCCGCATCGCGATTGCAGTGACGAAACTGGCGAAGTCGCAGATCCCGTAATCGCAGGAGACATAGAGCCTGGTATTTATTACGGAATTTCGAATGAGAATTACCACGCTGGTCCCGGTGTCAGTAAGTCTCAGCTCGACGACATTGCTGATACTCCGGCTCTGTATTTGTGGCGTAAAAATGCCCCAGTGGACACCACAAAGACAAAAACGCTCGATTTAGGAGCCGCTTTCCACTGCCGTGTACTTGAACCGGAAGAATTCAGTAACCGCTTTATCATAGCACCTGAATTTAATCGCCGTACAAACGCCGGAAAAGAAGAAGAGAAAGCGTTTCTGATGGAATGCGCAAGCACAGGAAAAACGGTTATCACTGCGGAAGAAGGCCGGAAAATTGAACTCATGTATCAAAGCGTTATGGCTTTGCCGCTGGGGCAATGGCTTGTTGAAAGCGCCGGACACGCTGAATCATCAATTTACTGGGAAGATCCTGAAACAGGAATTTTGTGTCGGTGCCGTCCGGACAAAATTATCCCTGAATTTCACTGGATCATGGACGTGAAAACTACGGCGGATATTCAACGATTCAAAACCGCTTATTACGACTACCGCTATCACGTTCAGGATGCATTCTACAGTGACGGTTATGAAGCACAGTTTGGAGTGCAGCCAACTTTCGTTTTTCTGGTTGCCAGCACAACTATTGAATGCGGACGTTATCCGGTTGAGATTTTCATGATGGGCGAAGAAGCAAAACTGGCAGGCCAGCAGGAATATCACCGCAATCTGCGGACCCTGGCTGACTGCCTAAATACCGATGAATGGCCAGCTATTAAGACGTTATCACTGCCCCGCTGGGCTAAGGAGTATGCAAATGATTAAGCAACCACCTATCGCAAAAGCCGATCTGCAAAAAACTCAGGGAAACCGTGCACCAGCAGCAGTTAACGATAAGGATGTGCTGTGCGTGATTAACAGCCCGGCAATGAAAGCGCAACTGGCAGCAGCTCTGCCACGTCACATGACAGCGGAACGCATGATCCGCATTGCTACAACAGAAATCCGTAAAGTACCGGAACTAAGAAACTGTGACTCGACGAGTTTTATCGGTGCCATCGTACAGTGTTCACAGCTCGGACTTGAGCCAGGTAGCGCCCTCGGTCATGCATATTTACTGCCTTTTGGTAATAAAAACGAAAAGAGCGGTAAAAAGAACGTTCAGCTAATCATTGGCTATCGCGGCATGATTGATCTGGCTCGCCGTTCTGGTCAAATCGCCAGCCTGTCAGCCCGTGTTGTCCGTGAAGGTGACGAGTTTAGCTTCGAATTTGGCCTTGATGAAAAGTTAATACACCACCCGGGAGAAAACGAAGATGCCCCGGTTACCCACGTCTATGCTGTCGCAAGACTGAAAGACGGAGGTACTCAGTTTGAAGTTATGACGCGCAAACAGATTGAGCTGGTGCGCAGCCTGAGTAAAGCTGGTAATAACGGGCCGTGGGTAACTCACTGGGAAGAAATGGCAAAGAAAACGGCTATTCGTCGCCTGTTCAAATATCTGCCCGTATCAATTGAGATCCAGCGTGCAGTATCAATGGATGAAAAGGAACCACTGACAATCGATCCTGCAGATTCCTCTGTATTAACCGGGGAATACAGTGTAATCGATAATTCAGAGGAATAATTCAGCCTGGCGGTGTAATGCACCGCCAACTTGAAATATTTTTTATGAGAAAAATTATGAGATATGACAATGTTAAACCATGTCCATTTTGTGGTTGTCCATCAGTAACGGTGAAAGCCATTTCAGGATATTACCGAGCGAAGTGTAACGGATGCGAATCCCGAACCGGTTATGGTGGAAGTGAAAAAGAAGCACTCGAAAGATGGAATAAACGAACCACTGGAAATAATAATGGAGGTGTTCATGTATAAAATTACCGCCACTATTGAAAAGGAAGGTGGCACTCCTACTAACTGGACAAGATATTCAAAATCTAAACTAACGAAATCAGAATGCGAAAAAATGCTCTCAGGTAAAAAAGAAGCAGGCGTTTCCAGAGAGCAGAAAGTAAAACTGATAAATTTTAATTGCGAGAAACTTCAGTCCTCGAGAATTGCATTGTATTCAAATTAAAACTTCATAGCTGATTATTAATAATCAACATCGGGCGTCAATTTCAGTCTAACATTGGCGCCTGCCAGAGGTGATGCGATGGCACAAGTAATCTTTAATGAAGAGTGGATGGTTGAATACGGCCTGATGCTTCGCACTGGTCTGGGGGCCAGACAAATTGAAGCATACCGCCAGAACTGTTGGGTGGAGGGCTTCCACTTCAAACGAGTATCTCCTTTAGGTAAGCCAGACAGCAAACGAGGGATTATCTGGTACAACTATCCAAAGATAAATCAGTTTATCAAAGACTCATGATATGTCTAAATTACCAACAGGTGTCGAGATTAGAGGTAGATACATTCGCATCTGGTTCATGTTTCGAGGAAAACGATGTCGGGAAACATTAAAAGGCTGGGAGATTACAAACAGTAATATTAAAAAGGCCGGAAATTTAAGAGCGCTGATAGTTCATGAAATAAACTCCGGTGAATTTGAGTATTTAAGACGTTTTCCCCAGTCCAGCACTGGGGCAAAAATGGTGACAACGAGAGTCATAAAAACGTTCGGAGAGCTTTGTGATATCTGGACAAAAATTAAAGAGACAGAGTTAACAACAAACACAATGAAGAAAACAAAATCACAATTAAAAACACTCAGAATAATAATTTGTGAAAGTACCCCGATATCACATATTCGTTATAGCGATATCTTAAACTACCGGAATGAACTGCTGCATGGAGAAACGCTTTACCTGGATAATCCAAGATCCAACAAAAAAGGAAGAACCGTGCGCACAGTTGATAACTATATCGCCCTGCTCTGTTCGCTGTTGCGTTTTGCGTATCAGTCGGGATTTATATCAACCAAACCATTTGAAGGAGTAAAAAAATTACAGCGAAACAGAATAAAGCCTGATCCGTTATCTAAAACAGAATTCAATGCATTAATGGAAAGTGAAAAAGGACAGAGCCAGAACTTGTGGAAATTTGCCGTTTACTCAGGACTTCGTCACGGGGAACTGGCAGCTCTGGCGTGGGAGGATGTGGATCTCGAAAAGGGAATAGTGAATGTCAGAAGAAACCTGACGATACTTGATATGTTCGGTCCCCCAAAAACAAATGCCGGGATCCGGACAGTAACACTACTGCAGCCTGCTCTTGAAGCACTGAAGGAGCAATACAAACTGACCGGGCATCATCGCAAAAGCGAAATCACCTTTTACCATCGGGAGTACGGCAGAACCGAAAAGCAAAAACTGCATTTTGTTTTCATGCCCAGGGTGTGTAACGGAAAACAAAAACCTTATTACTCGGTAAGCAGTTTGGGGGCAAGGTGGAATGCAGCAGTAAAACGTGCTGGTATTCGCCGTCGTAATCCGTACCATACGCGGCATACTTTTGCCTGCTGGCTGTTGACGGCAGGAGCGAACCCGGCATTTATAGCCAGCCAAATGGGGCATGAAACTGCGCAGATGGTGTATGAAATTTACGGTATGTGGATTGATGACATGAACGACGAACAGATAGCCATGTTGAATGCGCGGTTATCGTAG